GAATCTGGCGCACAAGAATGTTAGGAGAAATAGTATCAATGTTTTATACACCAGACGGAACACCGACAAATCTGAATAACGAGAAGAAAGAAAATGGATAAAATCATGAATGTATACAATCCCGATGCCACATGTCCCAAGTGTGGATGCACAGGTATAAAGAATTTATTAGTTCACAAAGGCGAATATATCAGTGGCAGAAATTGGACTGATAAAGACATGACTACAACTTGGTTTATTGACGGTTTGCAAGCACCATCAGATATTGAAACTATATTAAGGACTTGCCTTAATTGCGGATTCCAGTGGTTCGAAGCTGCTATTGACGATAAGGTAGGCACAGGAAGAGGAAAGTAGCCATGATATCGTTTTCTCCGGGCAACTCACTTACAAAAGAACAAAAATTAAATCAGCCGAAAATATATCCGAAAATTTGCAAGAATTGTGCAGGGGAAATGAATGTACCTTGTGGAAATGGACTTGGATATTGTGGCGGACTATTTGATCAAATAATATTTCGCCTTGATTCACTGAATATGTCGCATGAGGGATTGACTGGTTATAAACATGATGAATATTGTCCAGCTAAAGTGTTAAATGTAAAAATAACAAGTTTGGAAATGGCATAGGAATGGGGATGAGCATTAAAGTTAAATTGAAAAGCGATACATTCATTGCTACACAGTGGTTTAAGGATGGCGATCACGAGGAGGTATTCTATTATAAAGAACGACCTGGATGTTCTATGGTTTCAGGTTATTATTTCCAGGACGTATATGAAGATTTACCGACTATAGTAGACCCTGGTGACTGGATAGTTGAGATGTTTGACGGGGTACATATATACGAGGACGATGAATTCAAGGAATTGTTCAGGAGCATAGAGAACTAATGGTACAGAAAGATAGTAACTTTTCAAAATATCTCAAAGTATTAAGGGAAGTTAGGGAAAAGAGAGGGTGTTTTTGTGAGGCTTGTGGTGTAGCTGCTAAATATATACATCACATCATCCCAGTTTCCCTTCAAAGAATACATTCAAATTTAATGTATGAGCCTGCCAATATGATAATACTATGTTCTGAATGTCACGCATTGATGCACCCATTAATAAGGAATATTTCAGAATGGAACGTGGCGAAAAAAGAGCGCTGGCAAACAATATACCGCCTAACCTAAATGAGAAATTAGATACATTAAAAGGGTTACTTGTCATTGAGAAAACAAGATTGGAAATGGCAGTACAAATTGAGAAGGATAGAAAAATTGTATTCCCGGAAACCACAGTTATAATTCATGATATTATGAAATTACAGACAGAAATAGAAAATCGAGAAAAACCAAAAAAACAAAATACACAACATGATGGACTTGATGATTTTGATATAGGAGATTTTGGATAAATTAAAATGGCACGACCTAAATTAGACATAGACTCTGTGCAAGTAAAGAAACTTGCCATAATGCAATGTACGAATGTTGAGATTGCAGCGTTCTTCGATTGTGATGAGGCAACTATCAGGAAGCGTTTTTCCGATATTCTCACAAAAGGCAGAGAAGTGGGGAAAATAACCTTGCGTAGAAAACAATGGCAAGTTGCATTATCAGGCAATGTAGCACTTTTGATATTTCTCGGCAAGCAATATCTTGGACAATCAGATAAAAATGAAATTGGCGGCAAGGATGGCAATCCTATAGCGTTTGATGTAAGACTTAAGAAATTTGACGACGATGGAAAAGATTAGGATAAATCTCGATGAAAAATTGTTCAATCCCGTTTATCTACCATACCTCAATGATACCATCCGAACGCAGATTTTCTTTGGCGGAAGCTCATCTGGTAAGTCGGTCTTCCTTTCCCAGCGGTGTGTCAAAGATGTTCTTGATGGCAACCGCAATTATCTTATCGTCAGGAACACGGGACGTACTATAAGGGCATCGGTATTTAATGAGATAAACAAAGTTATTGACGAGTGGGAATTAAGAGATAGGTTCAATATCAACAAAACTGACATGACATTTACTTGCGCTAACGATTGTCAGATTTTATGTACGGGGCTTGACGATGTTCAGAAAACGAAATCGATTACACCGAAGAAGGGCGTTATCACTGACATCTGGATTGAAGAGGCAACTGAAGCACGGTTTGACGATTACAAACAGCTTACTAAACGCTTACGTGGGAAAGCACGAGTCCCTAAGCGCATTACTCTTTCGTTCAATCCTATTATGTTGACACATTGGATATTTAAAGAATTTTTTAAATCTTTCCACGATACCGATACTAAATACAAAGATACCGAGCTTTCAATTCTCAAAACGACCTATAAAGACAATCAGTTCCTTGAGCCTGAAGATGCTCATTATCTTGAATCTGAAAAGAATGAATATTATTACAACGTGTATACGCTTGGTGCATGGGGTGTACTCGGAAATATTATTTTTGATAACTGGCGTGTTGAAGACCTTACGGATATTAGAAATACTTTCTCAACGTATTACAACGGGCTTGACTTCGGATATACTAACGATCCGACAGCATTTGCACGGTGTTCCATTAAAGATAAACGGAGACTTTATATTACCGATGAGATTTATAAATACGGCATGTCGTACAATGACATGGAAACCGATATAAAACCGATTATAGGCAATGAGATATTACGGTGCGATCCGTCAGAACCACGATCAATACAAGAACTTCGCAATCGGAGTTTAAATGCAATATCAGCACGAGGTGGACCGGGATCAGTTAATTATGGGATACAGTTCTTGAAAGAATTTGAAATTATTATAGACAGAGAAGCACAGAATGCCATTAACGAATTTCAGGTATATCAATGGGAGCAAAACAAAGATGGTGAAACAATGAATGTACCCGTTGACAAAAATAATCATTTCATTGATGCGTTGCGATATTCGGTAAGTGGCGTTTCATTTAAAGAGTCTAAGCGTAAACCATTAACCAAGGCAATGTTGGGAGTACCGTAAGATGCTTAAAAAAGTAACTTATGGTGATGTTGTTTATATTCTTGATATTACAGACAGGGAGAAAGCAAGGATAGAAAGAGCATATGCTGAATATGAGAAAGTCCAAGTCTTAATTCACTCTAATGTAAAGGCACTTAAAGAAGGGTACGATCCAGATAATGGACAATAAGATTGTTAAAGTTACAACCGTATTCTGCCAAGAATCCACAAAAGATTTATTAAAGAAAGACATGGCTTTTAAAATAGCCAATGTCTTACAAGAATCGGATGATATGGGTGGCACTGTAATAGCCATTAAAGAAGGGCGCGATCCAGTAAGTTATACGGCAATCTTCATACCTTTATCAAAACAAACATAGGACACTATAATGGATAATAAGATTGTTATGGTGAAAAGAGGCGTAGATTATGCGCTAGGGGCAAAAGATTGGTATTTCCCAGTAGATGAAGATGATGCTTTTTGGATTCTTGAATTCACAGAAGAAGAAGAAGCAATAATAGAAAGAGCCTTTTCTGACTACGAGACAGCTCAAATCTTAATTGACTCTAAAATAGAGGCACTTGAAGATGGGCACGATCCAGATAATGGACAAGATGGATAAGCAAATAGAAGATGAAGCCTTTATTACCTGTCACAACTTTATGAAGGCTTGGAAAAATAAGAACTGGAAGAAGATTCTTAAATACTGCCAGATTACCTGGGTTAAAGACGGACATCCCAATCAATCAGCCGTTGACTGGCTTAAACATAGTCTTTCCCATATAGCGCCTTTGGAATGGTCGCTAAAAGAAAGAAATGTTGTTGGTGAAGCAACAGTTGATATAACTTTAACGGTTAGTATGATGGTTGACATGGGTGGTTATAAAACTAAACAAAAAGTTACAAAGACAAGAACTGCTCGTGTAATTTGTGAACTTGATTCTTATCAGCCGAGCATAGACGGTACGTGGGGTGTGAATCCTGTTAGTTGCTTAAGGGTGGAGTAAATAATGGAATGCTTTCTTGAGAGTCACGACATAATGTTATGCTATATTGTAGCCGGTATTGCACTTATTGTCTTTATTTTGGCTATATTCGTAGATGATGACAACAACAAACCTTGGTAAAGGGATTAAATAGATGGATATACAAGCTATTTTTGATAAATATGGCGATGATTTTAATAAGATTCTTTTTGCCATAGAGAAAGACCCGATTGAGAGAAAACCTGAAGAGTGGCAAGAATTATATGATGGTGTTCATGAAATCCTAAAAAAACTACCTAAAGAGTTAGGGACAGGAGCCAAGAAAACCTCACAAGGGCTGGTGAAGGAAGTAATTACCCTTCAGAAAAAAATAGTAGCATCCGCCGTATCTTTCCTTTTTGGTGAACCGGTAAAACTTTTATTAAATGATGGGGATGAAGAAGCATTTAAATTGTTAAGCGATGTTTGGGATAAAAATAAACTTGAATATTTCAATAAGAAATTGGCAAGGAAGGTATTCATAGAGACCAAAGCAGCGGAACTTTGGTATGTGAAAAAACTGGAAGGTCAAGAAGCTCAAATCAAAGTTGCTTTATTGAGTATTGAAAACGGAGACGCTATTTATGCTCACTTTGATGATTTAGGGAACATGGACGGTTTTCTAAGAAAATATATTTTAATAAATGAACTTGAGACAGAGGTTACGCACGCTGACATTTATACTGATACCATGGTTTATAAAGGAACACAGAAGCCAGGTGGTTGGGATGTAGAAAAACTTCCTAATATCTTTAGCAAAATACCAGTTATTTATTACTCACGAAAGAAGCCGGAATGGGATGACGTTCAATCTGAAATTGATAGAATGGAAACGTTAGTTTCAAACTTCGGTGATACAAACGATTATTTTGGTTCTCCAATAATAAAATTCAAGGGAAAACCCACCGATCTTCCATCTAAGGAAGAAATGGGTAAAATGCTGCAATTTTCGAGTGAAATAGATTCTGATGGAAAAGTTACATATCCTGGGGATGCTGAATATCTAACTTGGGAGCAAGCACCAGAGGCGATCCGATTAGAATATGATATAATAAAGAGTATAATCTTTAGTATGACATCAACACCGGATTTATCCTTTGATAATGTAAAAGGACTATCCGCTTTATCTGGTATAGCGATAAAACTTATGTTTGCCGATAGTGTTCTAAAAGCAAAAGATCATGAAGAATTATTTGGAGAAGGGCTTACCCGTAGAAATAATCTTCTTAAAGCAATACTCAGTACTACCAGCCTTAAAGACAAAGAAAAATTGGAAGTGCTCGATATAGGCCTTAAATTCGGCTCTGTATTACCAACTGATCTAGAAGAGCTTATTAAATCAATATCCCTTGCCAGAGGTGGCGAGGCTATAATGAGTGAAGAGACCGCTATTAGACAGAATCCCTTGGTTATGGATGCTGATGCTGATATAGAGAATTTGAAGCAAGAAAAAGAAGCAGAACTATCTTTAGGGGAGAGTTTTGGGGTCTAAAAATCGTAAGTCATTTGAGAAATATATATTAAAAATAATAGATGAATATACACCTGTGTTATTATTGCAGCGACATACCTTTAAGGTTAAAAGGGGAGTAGAAGACAAGAGGTCTCTGTTTGAATGTCTTTTTAATTATCCGTATTTGAATGTAACCATAAAGTATTCTGATTCATCATTCAAAAAATGGGAGCATGGGAAAGATTTAGTCCCATATATCGTACATGAAATGTGCCATCCGGTAACTGACCCATTGTACCAAAAAGCATTATACCGTTATGTTTCAAAAAATGAAGTTAATGATGAGAGGGAAATACTAACAGATCATATATGTAATATTGCATTGAATAAGTATAAAAATAATTAAGGTATTGGAAATAGGATGAATTATGATAAAAAAAGTGTCCAAACTATTATTGCACGTAATAAAAAGATCAATAGCATCCTTAATAAGTCATACAAAGACCTTTCCCTGCGGTTTACGACGGTTAAGGGCAAAAGATTTGCAAAGGTACTTCGGAAAGAATTAAACGCTCTAAGGGCAAGTTTGAGGGCAAACATAGAGCAAGGAATTAAACAACAATGGACTTTAGGAAATCAAAAAATAGATACAATAACAGACGGGTATTTGCAAAACGTGAAAGTATCAGAGGATTTATACAAATCATTCCGAGTCCCCAATCTTGGCGTTCTCAATACCTTTTTAAATCGCACTGAGCGCGGAATGAATCTTAGTAAAAGGATATGGGGTATATCAAATACTGCTCAAATACAAATACAAGAGTTCCTCGCCAGTGGGATAACTGTAGGGAAACCAGCGATAAAAGTAGCCAAAGACCTTGAGAGATATATGACAGGGAAAGGCGTGCAATATAAGGGAACTCTTCTTAAAGCTCGGAATATACGGTGGGAAGCATTGCGATTAGCGATAACTGAAGCAAACATGGCATTTCGCTTAGCTGAGGAAACAAAGGTAAAACAATTACCATTTATAACAGGTTGTACTATTCATTTATCTCCATCCCATCCGAGAATGGATGTTTGTGATGATTTGCTGGGTGATTATCCAAAAGACTTTGTTTGGGGGGGCTGGCACCCAGTATGTATTTGCTATCGGACATGGAAGAAAGTCAGCCCGAAGGATTTTGTCAAGTTTATGAAAACTGGTCAGATTGCTAAGAGTAATTTCATTACTAAAATGCCACCGAAGATGAATGCTTTTATGAAGACCAATGCTAAGAAGCTGGGTGGGTATGTTAAGCGAGGAACAGAACCGTATTGGATGAGAGATAATTTCAATAAGGATTTAACAGTGAAACAAACAAAGAGAGGGTGGGGAGATGATAGAAGAGATTGACGCAATGACAATCAAAATCGAATCTTTGCCACATATTTGTCGTCTATGTAAAGAAGATATTATTATCTCCTGCCATGGTGACGGATATTGTGGCGGTGGATATTGGCAAATTGTTCATAGACTTAGTGGTTCTTCATTACCTATACATGGTATTGCTCCGATTCATAGGGATTTGATGCCATTGTGAACCCAAGGAGCAGATAAATGATACATCAGATAATAGGTGGTATAATAGGCATTGTAATAACGATATATTTATTAAATTGGTGGAAATATAGACATTTATTTGAAGTTGATTTGGAAAAAGACATGCCATTTACTGCTTACTGGTTTGGTTTGTCGCAAAAAGAGCGTGATGATGAATTTGAAAAAATGGTAATGCGGAACAAAAAAGAATGGAATGATATTGAAGCTACCATGACAGATGATGAAATTGAAAATAAATATTGCCTTGGCACACTCTATATAAGCAAAGAAGCCAGAGCAAAGCGAAAAATAGAAGAGCAAACGATATTAGCAGCCCGGAGAGCTTAATATGAAACGAATCACTTTTATCTGCGCCAAAGGATTTGAAACATTCATCAAGCCAATTGTTAAGGAACTTGACAAATCAAATGATTATATATGCGATGCTCAATATCTTAATTTACAAGATGGCCAAGATAAAATAATTACTCAAATGAATGTAGCTATTAATTGGGCTGATATAGTATGGTTTGAGTGGGCGAATGAACTGGCTGTTCTGGGAACTATAGAAAAGCTCTGCCCTGAAATCAAAAATAAGGAAGTAATAGTTAGGTTGCATTCCTATGAAGCGTTGACTGATATGCCTAAGCAAATTAATTGGGAGAATGTCGATAGATTAATATTTGTAGCTGAGCATATACATTCCATTACTAATACATATAATTTGATACCAGCAAAAGTTGAATATGTCATTATTCCGAATGGCGTAGATATGACAAAATGTAAGATTATGTCTAAAGTACAAGACCCATATAAGATAGCCTGCGTAGGTAATATTAATCACAAAAAGGATCCGTCAACGCTTTTACAGATTATGCAGAAGTTGGTTCTTCGTCATCCCGGGATTAAACTATATATTGCCGGGGCATATCAAGATAGGCGGTATGAGGTGTATCTCCCATATATGATTAAGAACATGAACCTGACACACAATATTATTTTTGACGGATTTGTTAAGGATATGAGTAAATGGTATCAGGATAAAAGTGTTCTCTTGTCAACAAGCATTCATGAGGGGCATTCTTGTTGCATAACGGAAGCAATGGCAAGAGGCATATACCCTGTTATTCACAATTTCTTTGGATCATCAGAGCAATATCCACCTGAATGTTTATATAATACTGTTGATGAAGCAGTTTTTCTAATTGAGGATGCCGTAAAAAGGGAAAAGAAGTGGTTGAGGGAATGGATTATAGATCACAAATGGACTTTCAAGGATCAGATACGTCAAACAAGGGAGATTATTGATGGAATCTAACGTATGGGGTAATCTCTGGAAATGTTACAAAGAAGATGATTCTGTCTCTATCATGAACGATCCCGGCAGCATGACTATGCGTTCTGAATTCATAGGATTGCTTCTAAAGTTTTTTGACCTGAAAGGTAAATCTATTCTTGATGTGGGAACGGGAACTGGGCAATATTGTATTGAACTTGCCATGAGGGGTGCTCTTTGCCTCGGAATTGATATTGATGTGGAAAGTGTTAAGCTCGCTACAAGAATAACTAAGGATTATAACGCACAAAATGGTCATCATTGTTTTTTTAATCATAAGGATTTATTTAATTTAAATAATGTTTACTTTAATATTGTTATGAGCATGGGCGTTTTGGAACATGAGGATGATGAATATATTATTAAAATGCTCAAGAAGATGTCTGAGATTGGTGGTTATGTTGTAGTTGGTGTCCCTTATAGCGGCTCTGATACATACAAACTATCGAAAGCATATTCCATAAAAAGGGGTACTTGGGAGTATGGGGCTGAAAGAAACTTTTATACGATGGTGGATTTATTTGAGAAAGCTGGAATATTTGCGCAGTTCGAAACAGTGATCGGCGGAGTAACAGAAGCCTCATATCTAAGAAGGATAAATCCAGAACTTATTCCTATACAATTAGCACAAAATCTAAGTGATATTTATCAGGGTGTTACTAAAGTGGGGAGTTGGCTTATTGCTATTGGGTCGAAAATTAATCAACCTTTAGGGCAACCACGATTAATTGCCCCAAGCATTTCGGTTCAAAATGAAGTAACGCTTATTCCCGGAGTCTCAGTTATTATACCAGTTCATAATGGCGAAAAGTATATTGAAAGATCGATTGAAAATGTAAAACAGATTAAATATCCCAACCTTGAAGTGATTTATGTAGATGATGGATCAACGGATAAGACTTATGAGATATTGAAAAGGAATGGGATGGTAGATTCTATGGGGAAGGGTTTACATTGTCATGTTATTTGTTGGGATAAAAATACAGGAGTATCTAAGGCTCGGCTTTCAGGATTGGAATATGTCAACAATGACCTCGTTTTCTTCCTTGATGTTGATGATCTGGTTTTCCCAGATTGCATAACCAACTTAATGAGAGATTATGTTGATGGTGTCCATTTACCCGTATCTTGTGCTTTGATGGAACAGGGTAAATTTACTGGCAGTATTTGGTATCACAACCTCTTGAATTCTCCTGAAGAATATCTAATAGATGGATTAAAAAACGTCTGTGGGAAAATAGCCCTTGCCAATACAATCATGAGTAGAGGCAAGCTACTCAAGGCATACAATGTTCTTCATGAGTTGCTTGAAAAGGTTGGTATTGAACAGATGAGGGTAGCAGAGGATAGCCTATTGCTTGCTATTATGGTGCTATCTGGCGATATATCCCGCATTACACCTGTTTATTATACATATAGAGGTTATGAATATGATACTGCCTCAGCATCGCATCAAATAGAGGACAGAGTAAGGGATATTCCGTTATTTATAGCATATTGTCTTAAAGTATGTAAGTCAGAAAAGGAAGAAAAAAAGCTATTAAAGGGGATGATGCAAACTATTATTAGGATATATGGCATGGATTATGGTGGTAAATTTGTTGATAATCTAAAGAAATACAGGAAATTGATATAATAATGACCCAAAAGCAAGATACTGTTATAAAATACGCCCAAAAGTTTCACTGTAATACATTCATTGAAACCGGAACGTATATGGGAGATATGGTAGATGCAGTAAAACATGAATTTAAAAAGATAATATCGATTGAACTGAGCCATTCCCTGGCTTGTGGTGCAATGAGAAAATTTAAACCGTTTAAGCATATCACAATTCTCAGGGGGGATAGTAGCAATATATTAAAATATGCTCTTATGTATGTCAATAGCCCATATCTTTGCTGGTTAGATGCTCACTATTCGGGGGGGAAAACAGTAAGGGGAGTAAAAGATACCCCTATTATGGAAGAACTGGAGTGTATATTTGGTAACTCGGTTCAAGATGAAGGGTATGTAATATTAATTGATGATGCCAGGTGTTTTAATGGAGAAAGTGATTATCCCACACTGAAAGAATTGGAAAAGTTTGTTTTATTGAAAAGGCCAAAGTGTACCTTTGACGTTGAAGGTGATATTATAAGGATTACGAGATAAAAGGGATTAAAAATATGGCAATTGCTGCTATTGAAACATTGGTAGATTGGGAACTTGAAAAGAGATTAATCCCAAAACAATTTAAGGCTAAACCAACAATACTGTATGTGGGTATTCGATATGATTATTGCCAGCCAAATTGGGGTTTGAGTTATGAACATTATAATTTTTACAAAACTCTTGAAAATATGGGATATTCTCTTATTTACTTTGATTATGATAGATTGATAATTAAATATGGTGCTAAAATTGTATCTAAGATGTTATTGGAGGCCGTTTATTATTATCAACCCGATATATTGTTTTATTTCCATTATAAGGATTTTATTGATCGTACAGTATGGGAAGAAATATCATCGGAAACGCCCACAGAGACTATTATCTGGCTGGGAGACGATCATTGGCGATACGATG